TTCTTCTCGATTACGAGGCTTTCGCCTGGGAGGTCTGGGAGCAGCGACAGCCAGTAGAGCCGGATATCAATGTTCCAATGCCAGAAACAGCGTAATGATAAGCCCAATTCTATGCGTCGCTATGGCAATTTACTTCGAAGCCAGGGGAGAGAATCAAATCGCCGGGCAGATCGCGATTGCGGAGGTTATCGAGAACCGGGTGCGAGATGCCCGGTTCCCTGGGGATCATTGCTCGGTCGTGATGCAGGGCAAATACTGGGGCGGGCATCCGATCAAGCACCAGTGTCAGTTCACGTTCTACTGTGACAGGAAACCGGAGACTGTGACCGACCATAAATCTTGGCGAACTGCTCTCCTGGTCGCAAGCATGGCGCTAAACGGTGAATTCGTCTCGGTAACGCATGGAGCGAATCACTATCACTCGAAGTCGGTCGATCCGTACTGGTCTCACGCCGGAGCGGAGCTGACTCAGGCTATCGGAAGCCATTTATTCTATAAGCTCTGATTGTGCTATAATCTCGGCAATGTGGCGCTTGGGGCGCTGCACTCATTGCGCGGGGCTGCAAATGAAGAAAGGAAATCAGGGTGACGGCGGTGGCCGTCCGTCTATAGTATTCGATGACACTCAAATCGCACAGGTCGAAGCTCTGGCCGCTGTGCTGTCAAAAAAACAACTTGCCGACCATATGGGTATCTCTGACACTACGCTCAGAGAGATCGAAGGTCGCCAGCCAGATGTTTCTGATGCGTATAAAAGAGGAAAAGCCAAAGCGATTAGTCGCATGGGGCAGTCTCTCATCATGCAAGCCGAAGACGGCAACACTTCCGCAGCGATCTTTTATCTGAAGACGCAAGCCGGGTGGCGCGAGACCGAGCAGGAGCAGGGCAATCAGAACATCACGCTCCAAATCGTGAAACCCGATGGCGCGAATTAGCCCAACGCTGCCGCAGTATAGCTATATGACATCTGAGGCTCGGTTCCCGGCGCTGGTCGCTGGATTCGGCGCTGGTAAGACGGAAGCGGCTATTCTGCGGTCTATCTTCGGGCTGATATCGAATCCTGGCACGAACCGGGGATTTTATGAGCCGACTTACGATCTGATACGGGTTATCGCATGGCCGAGATTCGAAGAGATACTCACGGCGATGGGGCTTCCGTATCGGCTGCAAAAGACTCCAATCAATCAGATTACCATTCCTGGCTATGGCGCGATCATATTCCGATCGATGGAGAACCCGAATCGAATAGTGGGCTACGAACACGCGGATGCAGACATCGACGAACTAGATACACTCAGCAAAGCAAATGCAGGGCACGTCTGGCGGCAAGTGATCGCACGTAATCGCCAAACCAAGCCGACGGGTAAGCCAAACACTATAGGCGTGACAACGACGCCAGAGGGCTTCCGATTCGTCTATGATGCCTGGAAGAAAGACCCGCAGCCGGGCTATGAGATCATTCAAGCGCCGACAGATTCTAATCCGCATCTGCCAGACGGCTATATCGAGTCACTGAGAGATATCTATCCAGAGCAGTTGCTGACAGCTTACCTGGACGGGCAATTCGTCAATCTAACCCAGGGAACAGTCTACTGCGGGTATTCTCGCAGCAGATGCAACACGACAGAAACCATCCAAGATGGCGAGCCGTTATATATCGGCTGCGACTTTAACGTCACTCAGCAATGCGCGGTGGTCTATGTGCGCCGGGGCGAAGAATGGCATGCAGTAGATGAGATGCTGGATATGTACGATACACCAGACATGATCAGAATCATCTCTGAGCGATACAAAGATCACCGAGTAACCATCTATCCAGATGCTTCGGGAAGAGCCAGAAAGACAGTTAATGCCAGCACGTCCGACATCGCGCTGATAGAGCAAGCAGGATTCACCGTCAGAGCGAAGAAGTCTAACCCGGCCATTAAAGACCGGGTAATGGCTACGAACGCAGCATTCGAAAATGGTCTGCTGTACATAAATGCGCTAAAATGCACAGGTGTGGCAGAATCGTTCGAGCAACTTGCATACGATAAGAACGGAATGCCCGACAAGAATTCAGGACTAGACCATGCCATCGATGCGGCAACGTATCCGATCGCGTTTGAGATGCCAATCGTGAAGCCAATGGCTCACATACCAATAAATTTCAGCGTATAGGTGAAATATGCCAGTTTCAGAGACCCATACTGATTACGATAAGAATTTAGATAAGTGGGAGCTGACTCGCAACGCTGCCACAGGGCTTAGTTTCGAAGAAGCCAGAGACTATATTCCGCGTCGTACTCACGAAGAGCAAGACCAATATTATCAGCGAGTCGAGAAGGCGATATATACAAACTACACAGGGCGAACCAGGGAGGGGCTGAAAGGCGCGATATTCCGTCTGCCGCCTCGCATCGAGCTGCCGCCGGATATGGAATTCATGCTGGATAATGCGGATGGAGCTGGGCAGTCGCTTACGCAGGTGGCTAAACTTGCAGCAGATGAACTGATGGAGACCGGGCGATTCGGTCTGCTTGCTGATTATCCGATGGTAGACGAAGAACTCACGGTTGAGCAGGTTCGCCGGATGGGGCTGCAGCCGCACATTGCGACCTATACTGCTGAATCAATTATTAATTGGCACGTTCACGTTCTAAACGGACGCCGCCAGCTCGGAATGCTGGTGCTGAAAGAGAACTCGCCAGTTCATTATGACGAGTTCACCTGGGACTATGTAGACCGCTACAGGGTTCTCAGGCTCAACACCGATCAGAAGTATACACAGCAGCTTTACGACGAGAACGGAGACCCGATCACCGAAGAGATCGTGATTCGTGGCGCAAGCGGCCAGCCGTTCGGTTATATCCCGTTCCAGTTCATTGGTAGTCGGGACAATCTACCAACTATCGACGAGCCGATTCTTTATGATATCGCCAGAGTAAATATCGGACATTTCCGAAACTCAGCGGATCAGGAGAATAATTTATCAGTTCATGGCGGCGGCACTCTGGTCGTATCTACAGATATGAGCCCGGAAGCATTCCAGGCAGCTAATCCTGGGGGAGTGACAGTCGGCGAGAACTCTGGCTTGATACTCTCAGAGGGCGGCAAAGCGGAACTGTTACAGCTTGATGCTGCTAGTGCTATCGGCACAGAGATGACCCATAAAGAGCAGATGATGGTTCAGATCGGCGCTAAGATCATCACGAAGACCGGGCAGAGGACAGCAGAAGAGGCTCGAATCCAAGCGACATCCGAGAACTCGATGCTCGATACAATGGTCGGCAATATGAATGAAGCATTCACAAAGGTTCTTTATGACTGCCGAGCGTTTATATCTGCCACAGATGCCGAGATAGTGTTTTCTCTGAATGATGATTTCTGGCAGGACAGTATCGCCGCGACAGAGATCATGGCAATGATTCAGGGTAATGACGCTGGGGTGATGCCGAAGATCGACATTGTTCGCCGTCTGATGGATGCCGGATGGATTCAATCCGAGGGCACAGCAGAAGACATTCTTTCTGATATTACTCAAGAGTCGCCTATCTAAATGAGCGCAAACGACTTTCTGCTGGATGCCGGAATAAAGCACCAGATATACGTGCAGAGATACGCGGGCGGGCAGGTGAAGGATTTGGTCAAGTATCTCGATGATGCTCAGGCTGAAATTCTTCGCCAGCTCAAGACCGTGAAAAGCCTGGCAGAAAGTCGAACGCTCAATCGCAAGCTAAACCGAATCGTTCAGTTGCAGCAGGAAGGACTAGCGAAGCTCAGTGCAGAGCTAACAGCCAAGACGATGGATTTTGCGGAGTATGAAGCAGACTTCGCGGTTAGAACAATGAACGCAGCTTCGACGTCGGCAGTAACACTTCCAGCGTCTGAACAACTTAGAGCACTGGTTACTCAAAGACCGATGCAGCTTGCCGTCAGCGGTAAAGCGGGCAGCACAGTGCAGAATCTAACACTTGACCAAGCGGCAAGACAATTCGCCAGAGATAAAGCCGGGGAGATACGTCGGGTTATCCAAGCTGGAGTAGTCGAAGGCTCGACCGTTCAATCTTTGACGAGAGATATTGTTAGTGTTACCAATCGAAACAAACGCCAAGCCGAAGCACTGGTTCGCACTAGCGTCAATCACATCTCTTCGGAAGCTCGCTCGGCAGTAAACCAGGCGAACGATGATATTCTAAAGGGCGAAGAGTACGTGTCGGTTCTCGATGGTCGCACGACAATTGGCTGCGCTATTCTCGATGGCAAGATACTCGGATTCGACGAGCCGCCATTCACTCCGCGTCATTGGAACTGCCGATCTCTGCGTGTCCCGGTATTGCAGGACAGATTCCAAGAGGGTGGACTCGAAGGAACTCGGGCCAGTATGGATGGGCCAGTCTCAGCAAAGCGAACATATAGCGGATGGCTTAAAGATCAGCCAGCGGAGTTTCAAGATCAGATGCTCGGCACTGAGCGCGGCAAGCTATTCCGTTCTGGAAAGATAAAGCTCGGCCAGTTCGTCGATCAGAACTATAACCCGGTATCGATAGAGCAGCTTAGTGTGCTCGATGCCGCGCAATAGGTAACTAGTAGCGAGATTCGCTAATATTTAGCAAATATGTTCACTTTTGGCGAATAGTGCTATAATTCACGGAACGCTGCGGGGCAGCATAAAAATGTACGGGGTACAGCATGGGTTTACAATACGCAGTCGATGATCTCGCCGATCTCGACGAGGCAGTTCAATCTTTATACGAACAGGACGGTGATCGCTATATCTTGAAAGTCGAAGGAATCCCGGAACCAGAGGATACCAGTGGACTCAAAACCAAAGTTCAGCAGTTGATGGACGAGGCTAAAGATGCGAAGCGACGCGCCAAAGAATTAGAGTCGCAGAAACAGCAGCAAGAAATGGACACCGCTCAAGAAAAGGGCGAGTTCAAGAATCTCTGGGAACAGGCTCAGACGAAGCTGGCGGAGAAGGACGCAGAGCTGCAAGAGTTCACGACAAAGATACAACAGAAAGACATTAACATCGCCGCTCGCGGTATTGGCTCGCAACTAGCGAAGTCAGACGCCAAACGAGCGGAAGTATTAGCCGACTATGCAAGCAAGTATGCTCGGCACGACGGTGAGAAGGTTCAATTTTTAGTGGGCGGGATGGAAGTAGACCCATCCGCTCTGATGGATCATCTCTCGAAGGAATATCCGTTTTTGGTTGACGGCTCATCGGCCACCGGGGGTGGTGCGACGAGTTCTGCAAGTAGCGGGGCTACGAAATCACTTAATCGAGCCGACTTTGACAAAATGGCGGCATCCAAGAAGATGCAGTTCGTTAAAGACGGCGGCATCATTTCAGACTAAATAGGTAAATAAATCATGGCTAACACTTTAACAAATCTAACTCCAGACCTGTATGAAGCGCTTGATACCGTTTCGCGGGAACTGGTCGGTATGATCCCAGCGGTAACACTCGATGCTAACGCAGAACGTGCTGCCAAAGGTCAAACAATCCGCAGCGCGGTAGCTCCTAGTTCATCCGCTGCTGATATAACTCCAGCTCAGAAAGCGCCCGACACTGGCGATCAAGTCATCACCAATAAAACTTTGAGCATTTCAAAGTCTCGCGGTGTGGCTATTCGCTACAACGGCGAAGAGCAGCGCGGTCTAAATACTGGCCCTGGATATAACAGCATTCTACAGAATCAATTTGCCCAGGCGATGCGTACTCTGACGAATGAGGTCGAATCTGATCTCACAGCTCTATATTCATCTGCTTCGAACGCATACGGAACTCCCGGCACTACGCCTTTCGGCACTGCTGGTGATTTCAGCGATGCGTCTTTTGCTCTCAAGCTACTGAAAGATAATGGTTCGCCATTAACCAGTAATCAGCTAATTGTAAGCTCTGCTGCTGGTGCTTCTATGCTTGGTCTGCAAAGCAGAACAGATGTACAGGGTAACGATTCAATGCTGCGTCAAGGCGTTATGCTTTCGACTGCTGGCATGGACATCCGCGAATCTGCACAGATCAACGCGCACACTAAAGGCACTGGCGCGAACTACGTGACAAACGGCACATTCGCAGTCGGCGCAACAGCTATCGCAATCGACGGCGGTACTGGTACTATCTTGGCTGGTGACACAATCACTTTCGCTGGCGATGCTAACAAGTACGTCGTATCAGAAGCACTTGCTACTGGCACAGTGACTATCGCTGCTCCCGGTCTGAAAGCTGCTCTCGGTGATGGTGTAGCAGTAACAGTCGGCAACGGCTACGCTGCGAACATGGCGTTCAACCGTGATGCGATCGTTCTGGTAACACGCGCTCCAGCTCGCCCGGTAGAGGGTGATCTAGCTGAAGATGTGATGCTAATGACTGATCCGCGCTCCGGTATCACTTTCGAAGTCTCGATGTACAAAGAGTACAGACAGGTTCACTTCGAAGTAGCACTCGCTTGGGGCGTCGCAGCCATCAAGCCAGAGCACATTGGCATCTTGCTAGGCTAAAAGTGATCGCGGGGCATCTTCGGGTGCCTCGCATCATTCACGGAGTATAATATGGCATCAATACCAACAGTAAAGATCGACCGGGATGGAGAAGCGGTTACTATTAACGAATCCGATTTCGATTCAAAGACAATGACGCTATTCGGTGAAAAGCCAGCGACCAAGCCGAAGGCAGCGCCGAAAAAGACTCGCAAGGCTAAAGCGGAGAGCTAAATGGCTACCATCATCGTCGAAGACGGCTCAATAGTCGCTAACGCGAACAGCTATGTCACTACTGCCGAGTTCACTCAGTATTGTGCGGATCGAAACATTACGATCTCTGGCACTTACGGTGATGAATCGGAATTGCTTATTTTGTCGATGGACTACTTCGAGCAGCAGCCGTTTCGTGGCATTAAGTTCATCGAGACTCAGCCGCTCCAGTTTCCACGTTCTGATTTGTGGATCGACGGGTATCTTTCGAATTCCAGCCAGATACCGCAATTAGTTAAAGACGCTCAGATAACTATCGCCATATCTATTATGGCTGGCAACGATCCGCTCTCAACCGTGGATCGAGCAGTTAAGCGCGAGAAAGTAGATGTAATTGAAGTCGAGTACATGGACAACGCTTCTATCTCTACGGTCATTCGTAGCATCGGCAACGCAATGCGTAAACTGGTCACGTCAAGCACTGGCGGCAACAATATCCGAACTATTCGAGGCTGACATGGCGATAAATTACACATCGCTCCAGGGTACAGCGACTCGATTGTTGAAAGATAATGGGCAGGTGGTGCAGTTCGCATATAAGACCGGGGAGATTATCGATCCGGCTACCGGGCAGGTCACAACGCCAGCTACCAACAACACAATCGACGCATTCGCGGTCGTTCGTCGTTACGATAACGAAGAAGTAAATGGCTCTACGGTTCTAGCTTCCGATCTGCTGCTGATAATTAACAATATCGCAACTGAGCCAGATGTGGCCTGGACTGTAACGGTCGATTCTAAGATTTGGCGAGTTATGAGCGTTAGAACTCTAAGCCCGGCAGGGACTAATATTGTCTATTATGTGCAGATTAGAATATGAGCGCGGCAGAGAAGGATATCAACACGGCTTTATCGGTACGTTTGGCAGAATTCCAGACAGCCGGAAATCCGCCTATCGCTTATGAGAACGCGGCATTCACGCCAGTTGACGGCGTACTGTATCTGCTAGAGACTTTCATTCCGAACATTAAAGATCAGCTCGGACTCGGACATTCAAGCGCCGATTATTATGAAGGTTTGTATCAGATAACGGTAAATGACTCACGAAGTAATAGAAGATTCACAGCGCAGGAACAGGCGCGGCTAATTATGCTGCATTTCCCACGGGGCGCAGAATATACTTTCAACAGCGTAAAAGTTAAAATCACTAGTGCAAGAGTCTCGCAGGGTATAACCGAAGAGGGCTGGTATTCAGTTCCGGTGACTATCGAGTGGCGGGCAATAGTATGAGCTGGGAATCTGACTGGAAAAAGATAGAGTCTAAAATCGACCGAACTCTCGACCAGGGAATTCGCGCGACTATTCTTGAATTAAGCACGGCAATCATAAAGGGCACACCAGCAAAGACCGGACGTGCCCGTGGTAATTGGCAAGCATCCATTGGTCGCGGGGCGACCGGGGAAGTTTCCGTAGTAAACAAGAGAGCTGGCGAAGCCAAAGCAATTTTAAATGTCAACCAAAAGGCAAGCGTGGCGGTCGGTGATCTTTATTATTTAACAAATAATGTTCCGTATATTGAACGTCTGGAGTACGGCTGGTCTAAAAAGCATCCAGACGGGATGGTTCGGAAGAATTTGCAGAAT